CGAAAGTGTACTAGTGCGATCGTGGCTGATCGGCACATTCATACTGTTTTAATGCATTACATTATTGATTTTTTCTATTACGTTGAGCATTATCAGTGCCCAGTTTCTTAGTTGAAGTCTTTATTGATTTTGTTTTGAGATTGTTTGTTTTTTGTTTTAGCCAAACCCGTCTTAATGCGGTTGTTCATTATTTATGCTTTTGAATAAAGCAGTTTTCATCTTTTGTTACGGGAGGCGATGATGGATCCCCTTAAACCTTTTCTATTGAAAAGTATCCCGTAGGTGGCGCTTTGCGCCACCGAGGTAGTCGATGCTCGTTCGACAATGTTGGAACTACATTTCAAACTTACCCACCCCCGTTTTAATCCGGTAGTTGATTATTTAAGCTTTTAAATAAAGCACTCTAGTTGATGGAAGTTCAACAATCCTTAGGAATTGATTTCAAACTCCTACAAGCTGCCATATCTTTTAAATACATGCTCATTTGAGGAATGTTTGTTTATGGTTTTAATTATTTGCTGACTTTGGTTTCGCTTGGCCATTGGATGACGCAAATTTAGCGCTGTTTTTGGATGCGCGATTGTTGGTTGGATTTTTATTATATTTCACATGTTTCACAGTTCGAACGCTTTTTCGTTTCAGATTGCGATTAGTTATGTGGCTAATAGCTGATTAGGAGAGATCCGATGATATCACTTGGTGACTGTCTTTTTGTTTTCACGAATTAAAGATAAATTAGTGGAAGATGCCCATTTTTGTAATCTTTCCTTTTATGGCGGTAGCCCCGCGCGCTAGTGTAATGCTAGTGGTATTGGCATTGGTCTTTTTGACCTCTGTTAAAGGAGATTTAAGAATGCATTACTTGATGAAAAATGCCTCTTCTGAACTCTTTGACTGTCAATCCCCTCTCCGGAAAGTGGTTCCATTGGTAATGGGCCACCTAGAGAGACCGTTTGAGTCGGCCTTGCCCTTTATTGGGTTCCCCCCCCCCCGCGTTTTCGCAACCCCGGACTTTTCGTCCACCCCCGCGCGTCCTCGTTTCCGTTCGCCTTCGTACCACTCTTTGAGTGCTTCTGTACCCGCCACGCTTTTGCCTACCGGGTCGTATAAGGGCTTTTCGCCCGTTGTTCTTGACCTTGTCGTGGTCATGAATGTTTCAGCTTTACAGCTTGTCAGTTTTCGCTGCCCCTCGTCTTCAGATGTTGATGAATCTAAGACTGTTCCTTTTGTCGTTCCGGTTGTAGCCAGTGTGTTGCACAAGGCGAATTTTACTAACTGGAAAATTGCTTATTTGTACGGTCCTCCTCAGCCTTTATTTGTCATTAAGTTTTTTGAGGATTACCTTCCTTTCGCTTCTGAGAGCTTTGGTTTTGATCTGATTTCCTGGGACAAAGCGTTATATTTCTCTATACGAGTTCAACAGGATAAAAAGAAAGATTTATTCGTTTGCGTTCTTTTTGCTATAGCAGCTTTGCCTGCGTTGTGCACTTTCTCTAGTTTATGGTTTTTGAAAACTTCTTTCCTTTTTGTGTTGAAGAGCCTTTTGTGGCTTGTCTTTTGTTTTTCGTTTTTCATACGTCTTATATTCTTCCTTTTAGCACTTTGGTTTCTGTTTTCTGGATACTCTGTTTTGCCCATTTTTGCAATGTGTATTTATGTTTTGTACAGCGACTATGTGGCTTATGGACGGATGAAAGAGCCAGATGAGCTCTCTGACCTGAGGTCTAAAGTGATTTCATTTATGACTGGGAAAGGATCGTATTTATCCAACTTGAAAAGATCTTACACCGCTGTTTTTGGCGTACCTGTTAAGACTATCAAGGGTAAGTATTATTATGACAATGGTTTCCAAGTTGGTTCGCGTTTTTTCCGAATTAAGCCACTTATTTATTTTCTTGAGCTGGCCTTATTTGAAAAGCTGGATTTGGGAACTAATTATGTCACGACTTCAGGCCAACCTTGGAATTTTGTTCATCCTTTGGTTATGTTGAGTGGTTATTCCATTACAATGCGTCAGTCTTTAATGGTACAAGATTGCATTTTGTTTATTGGAAAACTCCTTTACATTGTCACAGATCCACGTTCCATACGTTTTGCTGCTTTGGCTGCAGAGATTACTTCTTTTCGGAATACCTCTTGTGGTTGTGCAATGTCCGAACAAGCCTTTGATTATTTCAAGGTTGTTACGGGCGATTTATTTAAGGAAATTATTTCTGACCCACCCGATAAGAGAATATTTAGAATGGGAGATTACCGGCCGAACTATGTTGTAACTGCTTTTAGCTTTAGTGATTTAAGTTCGTTTTTAGGTGGCTTAGAGAAGACGATGCGTGCTCAAGCTTTGAAGCGCATTCTTCAAATGGTTGCCATTATGATAGCTTTAGTTTCTTTTTGTGGTCAGACTGGTTTCAGTCTGGAAGGAATGACTCGTGTAACAAAGGCTATCAAGACACAGCCTTTTGATGATACAGTCGATTTAGCGACACAGTTGGTTAGCCTTTTGAAATGGTTATCCGATACAGGTTGGCATTTATTCACTTTTGGTGCCACTGAAACGTTTGTTGTTGATGCTCCTGGAAATTGGAAGAAAGCTGCAGAGGATATGTTAATGACTCGCAAACATGCCAATTTTACTAACATTTTAGGAACTGGTCTCATTGATTTAGAAGGCAATAAAGTTCCTCTTAGTGTCTTTAGGTCGCGCATAGTGAAGCTGATAAAAATTGATTGGAAGTTAGTTGAATCTACTTTGAGGACTAGTGCGAACAAGTTTGTAATGAGTGAATTTAAATCGTTACATCAACAGCTCGTTGCTTTTGAATCTGAAGTCCAGGCGAAATTATTGACGCAATCTTATAGAGCTGCCCCATATGGTTTAGCTATCGTTGGTGGTACTTCAGTCGGGAAATCGACCATTACTAATCTTATTTTTGCTTATTATTCTGCAATGAAAAGTATTGAGCATTTACCTGAGATGATATTTTCTCACCCGTCTTTTACTGAATTTTGGGACACGTATTGTGGCCAGGATTACATTTTGTTTGATGATGTTGGGGCGGTTCATCCACAATCAAAAACTGAGGATAAGGCATTGTTTGATGTATTGCAGGTGAATAATAATGCACCCTATATAGTTCCAATGGCTCAGGCTGATGACAAGGGTACTCAGTGTGTCACGGCAAAGTTGATGATTGCAACCTCTAATCAGTATGATTTAGGAGTCACAACAATTTTCGCTACCCCAGAAGCTGTTCTTCGACGGTTTAATTTATTTATACACATGACAGTCAAGCCTCAATTTGCTTGTAGGTTGGGCCGTTTGGATCCTGTTCGAGTTAGTGCGTTTATGCAACAATATCGGATTGATTCTGCGCAACCTGGTTATGTTTCTCTTGGTTTTAGTGAGCGCTTTCCACCGTTTTGGAATTTCGATATTTTGGAGGTTACCCATTATGTTACAGGAAACGTTTTGCATAGGTTTGATCACCAGTATACGGCAACGATTGATCTTTTGGAATTTATAGCAGCAAACTGTAGAGTCCACGAATCAAATCAGGATAGAGTTATGGCTAGTTTTGATTCTTTGAAATCCATGAAGTTTTGTTCGATTTGTAACAAACCAGATGATATTTGTTGCTGTCCTAAGTCACCAAAAACACCTTTGAATCCTAATGCCCCTGCTTTCCAGCCTACATCTGGCGTGAATTTTGAAGAGGATTCTGGATTTCTTGCTTTTATGCTTTTTGGTTGTGTTGGAGCCCTTTTGGTTATTATCTTGTTGGTTTTCCAGGGTTTCTTTACTTCTGTTTGCTATTCGGCGATTGTGTGGCTTTGGACACTGTTTGTCTATGTGTGTGTGATTTCTGGAATTGTCCAGTGTGCCCGTGGTATTTTTGTTAGCAGGCTGGAAGCTGAACCTTTTTTTTCTAGCGTCCGGTTGCCCCTAATTGTGATTTCTCAGATTAGTCGATCTGTTGCTACCTCTTGGCATGATCTTGTCAAATTTGGTGGTACAATTCTGGTTGGAGGCTGCAGCAGGTCAGCGGTATTGAAAGCATCAATGGATTACATGTACGCCCGGATAAGGCGTCGCTTTACTCAGAAGAACCTGATAGTATTGGCTTTACTTGGAGCATTGTTAGCTTTGGTTGCTACACCTGTTTATAGGATGTTTTTCCAAGATGCAGCGTGGCTAACCACGGCGAAAACAGACGAAGTGCCTTCTGGTGCTATTCCTGCCGAGGTAGAGGATTCGCATAGTGCATATTATAATCCAAATCCGCCGCAATTCACTGCTTCTGATAAATCTAAATGTTTGAGTGGAAAGTCAGCTGATTCTTATATTGAGAACACGCTGAGACGGCACACTTGCATGGTCTCATTTTACGATGCGGCCGGAGCCCATGTTGGCGAGGTTATTGGATTAGCAGTAGCTGGGAATTTGGTGGCAACAGCTGCCCATGGGGCCTTGAGTGGTTCCGCAGCGCCGTATTATTCATCTAATGAACTTCGGGCTGTTCGAGGGACTGTAAAATTTATATCTTTGGCTAATGAGGAGGTTTGCACTAAGCATGATTTTTCGTTATCTAGTGGGTCTTTCTTCGTTGATCGTTCACAGGATTTTATTTTGATTGACGTTCCTTCTATGCCTTCACGTGCCAGCCTTGTTGAGTATTTTGTTGAGACACATGATCCGTTGGCTGATTTGGAGAAGATTCGTTTGTTGGAGCCTCGTCGGTGGAATTTGGTCCCAAGTTTAGGTCGCGTGAAGAAGTTGGTTCTACCGTCTATTTATAGCAAAGGTTTTCTGGATTCCACTGTTTTCAGTGTTCAATGTGAGCAATCTTGGGGTCCTGGTCATAGTGGATCAACTTTAGTAGCGCAGGGAAAGAAAGGAACCTATATTTTAGGCTTTCAATCTTTGGGCGATAGGGACAGTGATTACAAATCTCTTGTTGCCACGTTTATTGGCCGATCTTACATTAAAAATGCCATACGTGAGGTTACGAAAACACCTATTAGACAATTTTCTGGTGTTAGTAAAGGTCCGGTCATGGATGTTGATGGCCAATATGCCCAGAGTTCAATTCGGCCTACACCAGGTTGTCCGTTATTGCATGAGAAAGATGAGCTGAGCGAAACAAATTATTTTTTCGTTTGCTCTTTGCTACGTGCAGGCGGGAAGACAAAATCTGCATTTTCACACCCACCTTATCGTGGTTTCTTTTTGGAACGTGGTTACATTTGTAATAAGGAAGCCCCTAAATTTGATTGGAAATCAAAGCGCCATTACTTGACGCAGGTCTCTAAAATCTCATCTGAGATAGATATGTCAATTGTTGAAACCATAGTTCGTGTGCTGAGTTCTCATTGGGTTATGAGTTATCGTGAGGCCAGGGAGTTGGATTTGTTGCGACCCTTAAGTCTTGAAGAGGCTTTGAACGGGAATGATTCTGTTACTTGGATAGAACGTATGAAATATTCTACTAGCGCTGGTCATCCTTGGAATAAAACCAAATCTCAACTCTTAGAAGTTCGAGATAATGGGAATTATTTGTCAGGAGTTGAGTATTATTTACCTCCAGATTTAAAATCTGAGTTTGATGACTATTTTGGTTCGCTTATAGATGGAAATCCTTTGAATTATCCTTACAAAGGTACTCAAAAAGATGAGCCCATTTCAGCTGATAAGAATGCTACGCGAGGTCCTAGGATATTTTGTGCTGCTAATATGTACGTCATTATTGCAGGAAGAATGTTGTTTGGGTCTTATATACGTATTGCCCAGCGGAATTTTTGGATTTCGTGGGCTGCAGTAGGAATCAATGCATCTTCAGTTGTCTGGGGTTGGCTTTGGAGATGGATTTCATTTTTTGGTAACCATCGTATTATAGCAGGGGATTATTCCAATTTTGATCAGAATATGTCGCCGGTTTTTACGCGGGCAGCATATGCCGTTCTCTTGAATTTAATGGAGAAGTCAGGCCATTTTGATTCAGATTTACTTTCAGCAGCTCGCTCTTGGGCATCTGAGGCGATTAACCCTAGTGTATTAATAGACGGAGATGTTTATGATATTGCTGGAACTAATCCTTCCGGCAATCCACTCACCGTTCATATTAATTGCATTGTGAACATTTTATTCATTATGTACGTGTGGGTAAGTGTTGGGAATGATGTTTGGATGTTCTTTGACTATGTCAGGATGATCACTTATGGGGACGACAATTTGATTGCTGTGCACACCGATTTTTCGAATTTCGATTATTGGGTGATCCATGTTGAATTGAAGCGCATTGGGGTTTTATACACTCCCGCCGATAAATCAGATCCTCAATCCAAGAAATTTGATCTTCCGGAGGATATTGCTTTCCTTAAACGTGGATTTGAAGTTAGGGACGGTTATTGTTATGCACCTTTGGATATATCCTCTTTGGCGAAAACTTTTACCTGCTGGATGAGTTCTGATCTAGACGATCGCGCACATGGCTTAGCTTGTCTTACTTCTTGTTGGGAGAATGCGGTTCATTATCGAGCTGAAATTCGTGACAAAGTTCATGCTGACATTTTAGCTGCTTGCAAAGAGCTAGGTTGGCCAACAGAGTTTCCTCCCGTCCATGAGATTGAATCCCGGTTTCGAGATGCTCCTTATGATAGGGCTGATGTAGCTCTTGCAGGGATGGGTCTTGACGCTCGGGTGAGTCTGGGTTTTTGGGACCCAAAGTGCTCTCTGTACAGTGTCGGGATCGATGCTCAGTTTATTTTCAATAGCTTGGCTGCTCCGATTGTTGAGGAGATTCCTAAGTCAATCGTGCTTTGGTTGGTGTTGTTCATTGGTCATTGTGAGAATGTTTATGTTCCTCCCAACTATATTTTGTATGCAAAGTTAGGGGGAGCATTGGCTTTTGCTTTCAACGAGATATATTTATATAAGCTGCCCATGTTTGGATTTAGTTATAGGATGATACCACCTTTTTTGATGCATCTTTTTGTAATGTGGGGTCCTACTTTTTGGCACAGAGTTGCTTATCACTCACTTTTTAACTTTGCAACTATTTGCTATCTGTTTATTAGTTACTCTCTCGCTTGTTCTGTTTATGGAGAGGGAGTGCTATTACAGGGCTGTATGCATGCGGTTTACAATAGTATGTGGGAGGAGATTTTGTATTACGTCCGACCTTACCGCAACATGTTTCATGGTTTAGCTTTTTCGGTTGTTAGGATGAGTTACACGCTTTTTCAGTGGTGGGACCACCAATCGAATTTGTGGATACCAATTATGCACCGCTTGTTGGATCATGGCGTACCACTTGGACCTGGTTTGATGCCGCTTCTTGATAATCGCCATGAATTTGATGACGATGAGGGGGTTGAGGACACGGGCCACTATGATGGTTTTTATTTGGTGGATGGACCTCGTGAGTCCATGCTGAGCTTGTTGCAGGACGGGAATTTGAATCCCATCTTGCCTTCAGGCCCTCAAGAGTGACTCGAGGTCGCGGTAGCCCACCGCCAAATCAAATGGGCACCGCGAAGTTCAAGCGGACATGAAATATGAACAGGTGGTCAACGGCAATTTTATATTACCCTCTTGATCTTCACTGGATAGTTACTTAGCGAGCGGCTCTGAGCTTGTGAGAGGATCCTGTGAGATACTACCAAGAGCATTCCTCTAAATTCAACGGTCTGGTATACCTAAGAGCAACAAACTTCGGTCAATTAGTACAAAAGCCGATTTTACAAATAGTACTGCCGACCAAATTATCGATTTTCAAGATCCAGTTGAGGAGTCAATTGATTCTGGAACTGTGATCGTTCCACTTACCCAGGGGGTTGCATCCTCAATCACTTCCTGGTTTTCGCGTCCCCAACTTATCCAAACTTTACCATGGATTGAGGGTGGGACAATTAACACGTTTATTGCACCTTTGGCTCAGTTTTTTGATCCCACAATCACTTCTAATTGGAATAAGATTAAAGGTTATTCTAGGTTGAGAGGAACATTGCACTTGAAGATAGAGCAAAATGCTTCACCTTTTCATTTTGGAGCTATTAATGTCTCTTGGGCACCTCTTACAACTGAGCAAGGAAATTCCACTGTTGGTAAGATTAATTATGACTGTTTAAATTCATTTTCTGGGGCGAGTCTTTCTGCTTTTGCAGATGGTTCTAATTCTAACGCCTCTGCTTTAATGAAAGTTACTCAACGCATGAATGGTTATTTGTATCCACAGGATGGAAATTCTTTAGATTTCACTATACCTTTTTTATACCCAAAAGACTTTATCGAATTACGGACACTTGACGCATCATCACTAGACGGCTCTTTTGAGAGAAATTCGAAGGAGTTGTATCAGTTTGGATCTCTCACTTTTGTCACTGCTGTGCCACTCACTGTAGCTCAAACGTTGACTGGAGGTATTGCAACGATCAATGTCTTCGCCTGGATGACAGATGTCGAGCTTGAAGGTCCTAGCTTAGTTATTACGTCAGGAGTGGCTCAGGCGGCTGGAGCTGCTATGACTTCTTTTAAGGATGTTCCTGTACTTGGAGGATATTTAGCTAAGGCTGGAGCTATTTCGAAAGCGTCGGCTAAGGTAATGTCACTCCTTGGGATGTCTAATTACCCTGATGAACAACCTGCTACTCAAGTTCGACCTTCAGTGATGCCTGCTTTAACCAGTTCAGATATTAATTCTGACGCGCGGTACTTGGGCGTCGCTTCACATTCAGGTCTTACCATGGCGCCAACTGAGTCTTGGTCTGATGAATTACAAATTGACCAGTTTGGTAAACCTATTGTTGCTCTCGGTGTTGCCAATTGGAATATTTCGACTCCTAAGGGTTCTTCTGTTTTTAAAGCAAATGTAACTCCGGAATATTATCATACTTCGACTTTATCAGGCGCAGCTTCCGGGACAACTATGGCAATTGTGTCAACACCAGCTTGTCATATCTCCAGTTTGTTCAGCCAATGGAGGGGTAAGGTTAAGTATCATTTTACTGCTATTGCATCTCAATATCATAGAGGGAGGCTGCGAATTTATTACGACGCTGCTATGTCGGATGACAACGTGCTTTTTAAAGAAGGTTATTTGTTTTCGAAGGTTTGGGATATTACTGAATCAAAGAATTTTGAGTTCGAAGTCCCCTTTACGGCGGCGACTCAGATGCTCGCGCTTTCTCACCCTCAGTACAGCAATTTAACCGAGCTTAATTTTTCTCTCTCGGGTGCCACCATGTTTGCTTTGGACCCACGATTTCACAATGGCTTTGTCAACTTAACAGTTTTGAATCAGCTCTTGGGTCCTAATGCTGCTGGTGTTAAGATTATTTGTTCTTGTTCCATAGAGGACTTAGAGTTTGCAGAACCTTGCTGCCCAGGTACTTCAGTCAATACATCAATTGGATCGACTTCGAAACCGATGGTGGAAGCTCAAGCTTACCTTTCGTTATCTCACAATTACCAAACCACATCTGGTGTTCCTTCGGATCATAAACCTTTTGATGCCGAGATTTACAATGGTGAGAAGGTTCTTTCTTTGCGATCTTTGCTACATCGATCTTGTGATTACACTTTACTTTCCGCACCAGCAACTAATGTGGGGGGTACGGGGATTACCGGTTGTGTGATTTACAATCGTTATACAATCCCCCGAGAACCTTTGTCGCCGGGCGAACACACTTATGGTACATCAAGCTCTCGTGTCATTGATACTGGTCAAAATTTTACCAACAATTTAGCAACTGCAGTCATTGGAGCAACAGCCAATGGATATTCTTATGTGGCTATGTCACCTTTTTGTTTTCTAAAAGGTATGTTCGCTGGTTATCGGGGTTCTATGCGTTGGAAGATAGTTTCGGACTTAGGTCCTGACACTCATCATCTCCAGACATCGAATCCTAATATTGCCGGGCTGTATTCTTTGACAGTTTCTCGTTCGCGTGACTACACTGGATCGACAACTTGGACATCTATGCGCTCAACGGGTGCATCAGCTAGTCGTGTTCAGTATGATTCGATTGCAAAACCAGACAAGCGAGGTCAAATGGCCTTGCGCGGCGCAGATTACAATTCTAGCGTCTGCTCCAGTACTATCTCGGTTGATGTTCCCATGTATTCACGATACAAATTTTTACCGACAAATGACACTCTCAGGTCTTTCAATAGATCTGGCCCTCCGTCCGCCTCTTTGGGTGGTATTAGTGGAGATGGTATTTACGAGTTGTCTACCGATTCAATTGATATTGATTGTCGATTCAACAATCCAGCCTCTCGGGCCGGGGTGTCGAAGTTAACTTCTTGTCCCACTTTGCGTGTATTTACTTCATGCGGAACAGATTTTTCCTTCGTTGGTTTTATCAACACTCCGACCATTTATGTTACTACAACATTGCCGGCACCCGCCGATTAGCATTTCAGCAGGATGAAGTGCGGACTTA